TAGATGTCGGAAGCGTCAGAGTTCCGGTGTTGATAATGGTTGAGATGACCGGCGAAGTCAGCGTCTTGTTGGTCAATGTCTGCGACGCGGTGTTCGTTGTGACCGTATCCGACCCAACGGTCGCCGAGGTCATGTTGAACGCGCCACCGGTCACCGTCTTGCCGGTGAAGGTCAAAGCACTCGGCAAGCTCAATGTGATGTTGGTCGTACCGGTAGCTGTAATCTCGTTGGCCGTTCCGCTGACCGATGCCACCGCGCCGATGCCGCCCGCCGTGATGGTGGTATTCCCGGCCAAGGTCAGTTGGCCTTGGGCGTTGACCGTGAACGTGCCCACCTGCGTGGCAGAGCCGTAGGAGCCAGCCGTGACGGCTGTGTTGGCGATGGAGATCGTGCCGGTGCTGGTGATGGGGCCGCCCGTCAGGCCCGTGCCGGTGTCAATCTGTGTGACCCCGCCAGCCAGCGAAAACTGACGCCATGTGCCAGCCGAGTAACCATAAAACGCATTCTGCGTGGTGTCGTAGCGCATCATGCCCGCAACAGAGGAAACAGGTTGCTGCCCAGTTGTTCCGGACGGAAGGGTCATCGATCCCGTACCCGGCATGACCGCGTTGTCCGCCAAGCCAACGGTCGGGTTCCCGCCGATGCCATTACCGTTGGTTACGGCAATCTGGCTTGATGTGCCCGTAATGGTTGCAGAGGTGATGCCGCCCGCAGTAGAAAGCACGACCAAACCATTGAAACTGGCGTTGGCAAAGTTGGAAATCTGCCCGGTCAATGCGATAGTTGGGTCGCCAGACACGCCATTGCCGTTGGTAATGGACAGTCCAGACCCAGATATGGCGATAGAACGCGGCGTAAGGGCCGTTGCAGACGTTTTTACCTGAAACCCAGTACCGGAGTTCACCAACGACAGCAAAGCGCCTGTGGTGCTGATATTGAACAGCCCTTGCGCACCGTTGTCGGTGATTGTCAGCCCGTTGGTGACGCCCACGTAGCGGCTGTTGGGCAATTGCGGGGTCTGGGTGACGGTTAGGTAGCTGTAGGTCTGCGTCGGGGACCCGGCAATCGCACCCGTGGTGGTCTGCACCGTGACCCCATTTTGGACCACAGGAACAAGCTCGGCTCCAGTAATTGCGCCAGCCGTGGGCAGTTGGGTGATGGTGACTTGCGCGGACATTATGTGCTCGTGTTGTTAGGCGGGCTGGGCGAAATCGTATCCTCGTTGCCGGTCTGCGTGGGTGTCTGCGTGTTCTGCTGCGTGGAGATGATGTACTGGCTGTTTCCACCAGTCAGCAGATCGCTATCGGTGACGGCCACGCTGACATCGGGCCTTGGAAAACGCAAGTTTATCCGTTCAGTTTGACGCGCCGCCAACCGGTATGGGTCCAATGTATCCGCGCAACCCTGATCGCACACGCGCAGGCCGGGAAAGTTGGGGTCTGGCCCGAGCTGGACAAACGCGCGCTTCATCTTGCACCGGTCGCATACCGCGATGGCAATTGATGTCAAGCCTTCGGTGTTGAGGAATCTTGGCATCAGCGCGTGTACACGGAAATGTTTGGGCTGTAGTAGATGGGCGACTTGTCGCGTTCTTCTTGCTCTGCCATGTTGAAGTATTTGTCCGCTTGCACTTCAAGATAGCTAATCCGGCCAGCGTCTACCGCAGGCAGTTCTAAGCTCATCCGGTGCGCAAGCATCATGAGGATGGCCTCGTACCAACGCTGTGGGATTTCCAGTTGGCCAGAAAGCGATCCGACATCCATGATCTGACGCGAGTACCACACCGTCATCTGGACAAACGCGCTCGATGGAACTGGCCACAGGTACATGGTCGGCTGGGGAATGGTGCGGTCAAACCAGAACTGGAAGGGCTGGTTGGCCGTGAATTGCTTGTTGGGCAGGTTGGTGTAGTCGTCGCGGTTCAAACGTGCCATTTGCAGCTCAGTGGCCATTGTGCCGAAGTACAGCTCCCGCAGGGCAAGCGTTGTGCCGCCGGTGGCCTGCATGCGGTAATACTGCACGTTCTGGCCGGGGTCGATATCAGTCCAGACCCATTGGCTGTCCGTCACCGCCACATTGGTGCCGGTGGCCAAAGTGCTCCACGTGGAACCATCGGTCGAATACTGGAGGGTGTAGCTCCATGTAGCCGACCCGCCGCCAGCCACGTAGGGCAAAAAGCCGATGGAGCCAACGTACTGGCTGTTGCTGGTCCCAAAGTTGACCGAGATGTTGCCGTTGGACGAAGTCTGTTGGCAGTACGTTGCGGTGTCGCCGTCGTAGACGTTGGCCACCGTGCCGCCCGCGCTTGTAGAGTAGCCGCCCATGTTGTTGGGACTGGGCCGGTTCATGGTGCGGTACAGCACGTTCAGGGCGTCGATTGCGCCCACCGGTAGGCTGTAGATGTACTGGTTGGCATTCAGGCCAATGACGAGCTTGCTGATGGCCCAGTAGTTGATGCCCATGTTGGCGATGTTCGACAACAAGATGAACAGCGACTCCTTGGCCGATTGGACCTGCTCAACCGTCAGCTCTTCGGCCAGCTTTCCGCAGCGCCGCGCACCGTGGTCGATGAGCTGCTGGACCGTGATTACGGTCTGTCCAACGGTTCCGGAGTAGGCCACGGCTGTCCTTAGAAATTAGGGTTTTTCTTTGCGGGCTTGTGGGTTGAAACACTGCACGCATTGAGATTGATTTTGCCACCCTTGGCGTACTGTTTTACAGCGCCGCCTTTTTTCATCGGGTCAGGTTGATCGCGGCCTGTTATTTTGTCGGGGTTAAATTTTGGTTCAGTCCGACCGGGATACGTCGTAGACCTACGGTCTACCATTTTATTTGGGTTAAATGTTGGTTCAGACTGACTGCGGTCTACCATTTTTTCTGGATTAAACGATTGAATATCATCTTTAGCAAAAGGCGCTTCTGGAACATCTTCTTGAACTGCTCTTTTAACCGCCGCGCCAACTAGGGGGCGGACAGCACTTACGGCCCGCCCAACAGGCATGGCAGCAATTGCAAGTTTTCCAGCGCCCATGAGCGCATCGTTTAGTGGGCTTTCGCCGCGTTTAGCGCGTTCAAAACCTGATGCCGCATCATCAGCAAAAGTTGAATCCCAGTTAGACCTGTTTTTTGGTTTGACGCCGCCAGATTGATCGCCCGAATCCCAACTAGATTGGTCATTGGATTTAATACCCCCAACAAACCCTGCTTTAGGCGGGCCGGATTGCCGACTCATGCTTGGCAAAGCATCCGTACTTGACTGAATGTCTTCTGCTTTTTTTGAGCTTTCGCCCGAATCTTTTCTGCGAACCAGACCCTTATCCATGTTTAACAGGTCGCGCAGAGTTTTATCGTTGCCGTATTGCTTTTGAAAATCGGCAAGCTCCTTTGCGGAGACCTTAGCCTTTCCGTTTACGACTTCACGATCTGGGTTGGGTGTGTAAGCCATGATTGCTCCTTACCAGCCGGGACAGTTCCAGCGTTGCATAGACGCCCGTGCGCGGCTTCCTTTTTCGCTCTTCTCGGCGACAGGACCCATGCGGGCACAGAACGAATCGCGCCGGGCACCGCCTTGCGGCTGGGGCGCTTTTAGGTGCGACCCGGTTTCGCTGTTGTACTTGGCGCGGCCTTTGGCAGTCAGCCCTGCGCCTTGTTTGGCGGGCAGCTTTTCACCACGACCGATGGCCAAAGATGGATTCTTTTTTGCCATGATTTACCAGCAAGACTTTGTGGCCTTGCCGCCTGTTTTCATTTTGGCTGTTTTGGCTGATTGCTTGAAGGCATCAGCCGTTGGAGCACCTTTTGCACCCGGCTTGCGCATGTGCTCACCAGAGCCTTCAGCGATCCGATTACGTTTTGCAGCGATGTTGGCATAGAGGCCACCTTCTTTCATGTTTTTGTCGGCTTTGACAAATTCTTTGCCGACCTTCTGTGGGACACCAGCGAAACCGCCTTTGGTATGGGCAGCAGCTTCCATCAAACGATGTTGGGCGGGTGATTTGCTTGGCATGATTAACTAGCGTAGTGCTTTTGCATTTCTAAAACTACGGTGTATGCATCGCCTGCGCTACCGTCAAACGTAGTGAAAGAAATACTTCCTGT